ATCATCATCCTCTTCGTTTCCGAACCAAATAGACAAGCCGTTATCCGTAGTATTTAAAGTCCGCATTGCGGCTGTTGATTGAGTCCAAGCACCCTCAGCTCGCAAGTCGATTAACCAATTGTCTCTATCCCCTGTTGTCGGAAACTGCAACAAAATATTTTTGGCTAAACCATCCTCAGAAAGCGAGACAGAAAGGGTGCAATTTCTACGTCCGTTTTGTGCCCAGGTCATTACTGTATTCCCAAGTGTATTTGTTGTGGTATCAGTTTCACCAGGCCATTGATCTGTCAAAGAACTTCTTGATGTTCTAATTTTTATATTAGGCATTTGTAATCTCCAGGTTTACTTTATTTATAAAGGAAAGGGCGGCGGTATTGAGGAGAGGAGTTAGAGTTATACCGCCGCCCAAACTTTATTGCTCCTTGTCGTGGACATAAAGAGCAATCAACGCATAGTGTAAGACCTTCATAAGATCCTTACGATTGTATCCTTCTTTTTTACCATAGCGTTGAGCGTATTTCATAATGTTGCCAATGCAAAAACCTTTGCCATGACCACCATCAATAATAAATTCTGTAGCCTGAAACTGATTCGTTGAGTAATGCTCACCATATGTGGCATCGACATACTCTAGAAGGTCGGCAACAAGCCGACCCTCATTGTATTTGTAATCTATTTTAGAAGTCACTAACTTCCTCCGTTTCATTATCCTCTAGAGCAACGCCACTGTCTACCTTAGTATATAGTTCAAGGAAGGCAGTTTTTGTATCTTCATCAAACCGATTAACGCAAAGTTCTATAGCCTTCATGCGGTTGTCAAACATTGCGTAGGCATTGACAATGTGTTCCAGGCGCCGTGTGCTGACGAGCTCTTCGATAGCACCCTCGTAAAACGTTTTACGAATAACCTCAGCCCATGTAACCAACTTGTCAGCAAAGTCCTCATCAACCTTATTGACCTTACCCATTTTACCCAGGATAATTTTCTTTTCCTGTGAGGCTGAAGGATAAGCCTGCTCAACTGTAATTGCAAAACGCTCTAGGAAAGCCTCGTCAAGAATCTGTGCTGACATAAACTTACCATCATCTGAGCCACGACCTTTTGTATTAGCCGTTGCAATAATGTTAAAGCCAGGAGCAGGCGTAACAACCTCACCTGTCTTTTTGTTGAAGTAAGGCTTACCCTCGAGGATAGCTTGCAGACACATCAGTTTGTTAGAACCACGGTCAAGCTCGTCAAGGATAAGGACTGCACCTCGTTTCATTGCAGTGAGGACAGGACCTTCGCGGTAAACAACGTTACCATCGACCAGTGTATTACCACCTATCAGGTCATCCTCATCTGTCTCAATCGAGATGTTTACACGGATAGCCTCACGATTCAACTTTGCACAAGTCTGTTCTACCATTGTAGTCTTGCCGTTACCTGACAAGCCTGAAATAAATGTAGGATAGAAAATCCCGGACTTGATGATCTGTGTGAGGTCCTTACTGAAACCAAACGGAACATATGTATTGTCCGTTGCAGGGACAAGGTTATCGACTTCAACAGCCAACTTGGCCTGTGTCAAAACTTTAGCGTCCTGGACGGGAGCGGTTACAGTAGGTTGTTGGAAGGGAACAACCTGAGCCGTCATATCTACGGCATACTGGTTGCGACCAACTTTGTTCTCACGGAAGAACCAATGAGGAAATTTAAGTCCCTCATCCTTAGCAATATTGACAACCTCACCTCGACCATAGACACTTTTTGCGCCTTCGCGATTGCTGAGAATCTCAATAAGTTTCTGACGTTCGTTCATAATATAGACTCCTCTCTAACTATATCTTGATTATGCACTCTTTTGTATCAAATGTCAAGCACTTTTTTATGCAACCTTATCAATAAATTTGTTAAGGAATACACGGTTTTGCGACTTGTTTTTCTGGAACTTCTTAAAGCCCCGAACCAAGTCACCTTTACTGTCGGATTTGACAGTCAATTCTTCACCATCAATTTTCAGGTTGTCACCATTCTTAATTGCATAGAATGTATCAAAGCCATTGTAGTTTTCAATCTCAATAAATTTGTGCTTGAGAAACTCTTCCTTGTAACGAGTCTCATAGGGATCATAACTGTTTATGTAACCTTTACCAGCCTCAGCCTGAAGAAGCATCTCAACAATGTTATGTTTCTTGAAGGGACCAATGTGAAAGTTAATAAGATTGCAATCAACAGTTGCCTTCATATGCTTCAACAATGTCCGGAAGTAGACATCAGAAGTGCAATTGTAATACATGCAATTGTTTTCATGGACAGTGGTGACACCATTCTCACTAAGAACCATTTTGTCACCCACCCGCATACGATTTGTCGTAGGCTCCTGACCAGTAATTTCGAGATCGTCAGTGGCATCACCATCAGTAAGGAAGATGACATTCATAACCTCAACTTTGTTCCTTGCCTTGAAGTCCCGAACCAAGTTACGAGCAAGCATTGTCATTGCACCTAAAGGCGTTCCACCCATACCCAAGTGGTCAGGCAGACCATACCTGTTTTTGTAAACATCATTGTCATGGCTGTAACCATAGTTTTCATACAAATCAATCAGTGCAAACATTTTTGTGACAATTGTTTTGTATTGTGCTGAACCACATGAGGATGAAATTAAGTGATTAATAGTTAGATCACGAGTATCTGAAATATACATTGTTCCATTTTTCAAACCACCATGCAATGCCCGTGTCTGAGCATCACGTTCCTCATCACTGGGGATACGGCCGTAATGACGGGATCCATCAGTGAAACTGTAAACATCAAAAGGAATATTTACTTTTTTGCAGAACTGTATCTGAACCATAACCTGTTCAAGAGTTGCGGCCATGTCACCGTGCATCGAACCTGAAAAATCTAGGAACAATACCATGCCATGATTCTTGCCATCAGGAACAATAGTGTTGGACAGGAATACATCCTCTGTTAGGCGTGTTGCCCACAGCTTGTCCATATTCAATGCACCTGTTTTGTTCTCACGAGACTTTGACAGAGCGCTTGCCCGACGGCGCATCTCAAATAGTTGAACCATCTGATTAATGTAAGCGCGATTCTTGTTATCAAACTCTTTCTGACGAGCCAATGCAAAAGGTTTGTAGTCAAAAGACTCCTCAGCATAACGGCTCTCAGCATAACAACCTTCGAACTCTGTGTCCCAAACTTTGGACAGGCTGTTTACAAACTTCTCAGACTTAATATTTGTAGGGAAGGTTGCATAAAAAATCTCGTTTGCATTTTCTTTAAGAAGATTTTTTTCGTTCTCACGGAACGATTCATCGGTCGCCGCAATGGGCTCGTCAGGATTGACATTGTCCTCGACAATTTGTTGCTCCTCGGATTCCTCGTCGGTATCCTCGTCTGTTTCCTCACTGTCATCTGATTCGTCACCTTGTTCGGATTCATCATCTGACTCTTGGCTCTCACCATCGGAAGTTTCTGTTTCGTCAGCCTCCTCGTCAGCATCAGGGTCATAATTATATTGTTTTTCTTGTTCTTGTTCTTCCTGAGCTTCTCCGTAAATGTCCTCTGCAATTGCAACAACATCTTCCCAAGTTTCTGCATTGTCAATGCGGTCAAGATAAACTTTTTCTGCATCTGTAAATGAAATGCCGAGCAGGTTGCCTATCTTGTAGTGAAGATTGATACGGTCAATAAGTGACAACTCTTGAGGATCTTTGTTCTCACCGAAGAAACCTTTTGCAAACAACTCGCGGTAACCGGCATAGAAGTCTTTGACCAGACCAGGATATTGTTTCTTGATCTGACGTTCAATACGAGCGTCCTCAATAACATTAAGAAAGCCTTTGAAGTTTGCACCACGGTCACATGCCGCATCGTGCCAACCATCAAGGGGTGTATTCAAGGCATGAGATACTTCGTGTCCAATAAGCAAATTGTAGAGCTCGTTGGACATGTCCTGCCATATCGGAAGAATAATTTTGCGGTTCTGTAAATCAAACGATGCAGTCGTAACATTACGGTGCTCAATGGAGATATTCTCCGTTGCGAGCAACTTTGCTAAGACTGACTTTTGTGCAATTTGCATAGTATCTAACTCCTCACTATACCATGATTATGCACTCTTTAAACCGAAATGTCAAGCACTTTTTTTCTAGATTCTCTCAAAATAACGTGAAACAGCCTTAATTTTTTCAATTTGTTTGTCAATAATGACTGTTCTGTTGGGCCAATGAATATAATCCTTCTCAGGATTCTTTTTCAAATTGAGTAACAATGGGAGAATCAAATCCTCAATATCTCGCAATTTTCCTGCAACATCCTGCTCAACAAGTGAGCGGTGCTCGTTAATCATACCCGAATTATCAGTGGACACAATACGAGCTTCAAGTTGCTCTAGTTTGTCCATGATTGCTTCCATCTGGTCAGAAGATACCTCGGCTTGCACCGGTGCATTTGACGATGGGGTTACATCATCATTATCTACAATTGTAAAACCAAAATCGAAATCGTCAGACATATACTTGTTCCTTGTGTGCTTGTCTTGCTTCTTGTAATTTAATTTTTTTAGCCTTTTTAATTGCTCGGTCCAATTTCATTTTACTTACTCTTTGTGTAAAATTCTGTCCAAGCATATGGTCATATTCGTGGAGGACAACTCTTGCACCGAGACTTAAAAATGTTTCAACTACAATTTCACCTTTTACATCCTGATATTGTAGTGTAACTTCTGTTGGTCTTTTGACCATTAACATTACACCAGGCAGTGAAAGACAGCCTTCTTGCATAGACTCCGCTTCATCACCCAAGCCAATTATTGTAGGATTGATAATATAACGTGTAAGTTTATCACCATCACCAAACACAAAAATTTTCTTATCAATGCCAACTTGATTGGCTGAAAGGCCCACACCTCCAAGTTCGAGCATTTTTTTAAAAAGATCTTCACATAATTTTGTTGCATCACCCTCAGTGTCAAAATCATATTCTTTTGGCTCTTTGCGTAAAAGAGGATCTGTAATAGGTAAAAGTTCCATTATGACATCACCGAATAGTTTTGTTTCTTTTCAAATTTAACAACAGACCTAAACTTGTCAAACAACTGGTCACCCTTATGTGAAATTACAAATGTGTTTGTATCATCACCAATTGTATTCAACAACGTCATCACATAGTCTGTGCCATTATTATCTAGCGAACTATCAAACACTTCATCAAGAATAAGAAGATTTGTTGCGGCAGAGTTTTTCATCTTCGCAATAGTTCTCCAAGTAAACAACAACGCCAAGTCAATACGTTGTTTTTCACCCTCACTAAAAGATGCATAACTAAATTTATCTCTATGCCGAGACTTAATAGTTTCATTAAATTTCTCGTCCAGATTAAACTGAACAAAAAAGTCCATAGCCGCTAGATATTTGTTTACTAGTTTATTTATAGCAGGAAGGTATTGTTTTATAATTCTTGTTTTAATACCTGTATCTTTTAGCAGTGAAGAACATACAGAATAATAATGTTGTTCCTCGTTCTTTTCGCTTTTTAAATTATTTGCGGAAGTAACTTCTTTAGCCATTTCTTTCAGTTTACTTTTTTCCTCGTCAATATTTGCAACATTGTTTCTTGCTTCACCAAGTTCAACTTGCAGTCTTTGTAGGAATCTTTGATTGGAGATAATGTTGTTATTACTTTCCATAATGGCAGTATCTAATATACCGAACTCAGTAATTAAGCGATCCAAGTCTGAGAACTGTTCATCAAGGTCCGCTGTTGCTTTTTTAAGTTCTTGTATTTTAGATACCCGTTCTGCTTTGATTTCGTGTTTAAAGTCGTGCGGGATACCCTGTTTACATGTTGGGCAGTCGTCATGATTTTCATAAAACTCTATCTCCTTAGATACCTTATTTATTTGGGACTGGAATTTGTCCTTGTATCTTTCAAGCTTTCTTCTTTTTTCTTCGGGATTACCCAGTTCCGCCTTCTGTTCTGATATTGTAGTAACGTTTTGTTGTTCTGTCGTAATCGTTGAGTCCAGCTCATCAATCTTCCCCTCAATTTCCGTAATTTTTTTAGCTTTATTTTCTTCAAGTGTGGCAATGTAAGATTTCTGAATAGTAGCTTTTTGTTTTGCAACTTCAACTTGTGTTTCAATATCCCTAATTGTTTCACGCAAAACATTTTGTTTATCCTTCAAAACTGTATTCATAACAGTAAATATTTGGATATCCAAAATGTCCTCAATAATTTCACGGCGTTGTCCTAGAGGCAGTTGCATAAAGGGTGTAAAAGAAGCACTGCCAAGAATAACAATTTGTGTAAACGATTTGTAGTTTAGTTTTAAAATTGATTCTTCAAGATACTTTTGTGTGTCACGCAGAGCCGCATCCTGGTCAATCAATTCATCATTACAATAAATTTCAAAAACTGAAGGCTTAATACCTCGTCTTATCATATAATTTTTACGACCAATACGCAAATCAATCTCAACAAGTAAATCTTTGCCATTAATAGAGTTTACAAGTTGAGGCTTATTAATATTTCTGAAAGGTTTGTTAAACAAAGCAAAACAAAGTGCATCAAGAAATGTAGACTTACCCGCACCATTTTCACCAATAACAAGTGTGCTAGGTGATCTTGTAAATTCTATTTCAGAGAAAGCATTACCTGTGGAAAGAAAATTTTTCCAACGTAATTTTTCAAAGTGAATCATTCAATATTTTGTGCTTCAACATATAG